CCGGACGGGCGTTGGTTTGACCAACTATCGCTGGCATGTAGCATTGGGGTATGGTCACGATGGCGCAGAAGATCGACGGCGGCGAATACCTCACGGTCGCCGAGGCCGTGGAAATCATGGGCTGCACTGAGGGCTGGGTCCGGCACCTGCTCGGAGAGGGCAAGCTGGCGGGTGCCCGGAGGATTGGCCAGCGGATCTGGCTAATCCCCTCCCAGGCCGCCCAGAGGGCTCGAGACGGGCTGACGACCCGGTCGGCCGGGAAGAAACACCTGGCCAAGCGACCGGCCGCCACGCGCAAAAAGCGGGCCCGGAAACGGAAGTAGCGTTTTCACCGGGAAAACAGCCCCCAAGAAAATCCGATTCATGGGTTGACGCCTAACTGACGATACCCTACAGTACACACGTCAGGCACATGAGACCTGACGGACGCCAACCGGGAGACGAAACGATGAACGCCGCCTGCACCATCACCGAGCCCACCGAAGACATGAAGGCTTTCCTCAAGCTGGTTGAGGATCCTCGCGGTTGGAAGTATGCGGTCACCCCGATTTGCTGCTCAACGAAGGAGTATGCAGACGAGGTTGCCGCAGCCATGGACTTCTATTACGGCGGCCACGAGACAACCGAGGCCCGCACGGCCGGTCGTGGGAGCCACGCCAAGACCGTCTGGCTTGTCGGAAGCATGGGCTACTACCACTACATCGGATCCTGAGCAAAAAGGTGGGGCCACCCGGCCTGCCGACAGCTGCGAAACGGGTGGCAATTTTCTGACGGATCGACACCCCCAGGGCAAGGAGGCCCACCATGACCGCTGATCTCTGGCTCGAGCTCGTCGTCGTCATCGTCCGCATCATCGCAGCTGGGCTTGCACGCTAGCCGAACTGACGCTAGACCATAGCCCAAATGACGATACCGCCACCCAATGCTCGGCACCTTTGGCCCACTGGTGTACGCCGTTTCAAGTCCCCCCATTTTGTTGGCATGGCCCCTTGCCAAGACGGTGGCCATGCGTACATTCCCGCAACCCATCACGAAAGGAATCGACTCATGGACCCCCATTCCCGCGAATACGCCGCCGCAGTCCGTGGCATGGCTTCGATCTACCGATCTGACTACCGCCCCTCGCCGGGCGACACGGTGCTGGTGGAGCGTCCGTTCTACGGCGACATCGTCCGGGCTCTCGTCACCGAGACGCGGGGCGACCTCGTGACGGTGGACGTGAACGGCGAGCACCTGGGCTACACGGTGGACGAGGTGACGCCGACGAACTGAACAGGACCGCCTGCCGGTGGAGCCGGCTTGCGGAAGGAAGCGGCAGGGAGCCGCAGATCCAGGGAAGGGACTACCACCCGCTGAGCAGGACGCCAGGCGGGATTTTCACACGCAGAAAGGACGCGACCATGAGCACGGAGATTTCCACAAACACGACGCCCGCGAGGGGGCTGGCCCTCGCCTCGTTCGACGATGCCTTCCGGTTCGCCACGATGGTGGCCAAGAGCGACTTCGCCCCGAAAGACTTCAAGGGCAAGCCCGAGTCCTGCCTGCTTGCGATCCAGCACGGCAGCGAGATCGGGCTCTCGCCCATGCAGTCGCTGCAGAACATCGCCTGCATCAACGGGCGGCCGGCGATCTGGGGCGACGCCGCCTTGGCTGTCGCCATGGCCAGCCCGGTCTGCGAGTACGTCCGGGAGTCCATTGAGGGCGACGGCGAGTCGATGGTGGCTACGTGCACCGCCAAGCGGCGTGGCTACGAGACGCCCACGGTCGCACGGTTCACGGTGGCCGACGCCAAGAAAGCCGGCCTGTGGGGCAAGAGCGGCCCCTGGACGCAGTACCCACGACGGATGCTGCAGCTGCGGGCTCGGGGCTTCGCCCTGCGTGACGCCTTCCCTGACGTGCTCAAAGGCCTGGTGACCGCCGAGGAAGCCCAGGACTACCCCACGGCCGTCGTGCCGCATGAGCCCGTCAGCGAGCCGGTGGTGGTGCGGCCGAAGTTCCCGTCGCCGGAGCCGGTCGTTGCCACGCCAAGCGACAAGGCCACCGCTGAGGACATGCGGAAGGCGAGGCACCACGTGCAGACGGCGACGGCCGGGCAACTAGAGCGGATGCAGGGCATCGTCGAGACGCGACTGCGGGCCGGCTTCTACACGCCAGCCCAGGCCGACGAGCTCTTCAACTTGATCAACGGCAAGCTCGACATTCTGTCAGCCGAGCCCGAGGACCGAGGCCAGGAGTTCACGCACGAGGCTGCCGAGCACGAGGTGCAGGCATGAGCCTGGAAGCACACGCCCTAGAGATGCAGCTGCGGGACTACTACCGCGTGCCGGAAGAGTTGGCGGTGAAGTGCGGCGATGCCTTGCGCCAGAGCATCCTGCTCAAGCGTCAGTGCGAGCGGCTCGAGCAACGCATCGCGTTCCTGGAGACGCATGTGCCACCCGAAATCGCCAACCCGCCGCAGCCAGAACCGCAGTATCTGCGTCGCAGTAAGTGGGAGTGACCGATGGCCTGGCACGACACATGGCAGAGCATGAAGCGAAAGCCCCAGCCGCAGGGGCAAACCCGGTCTACGGGAGCGGCCCCGAAGCGGGCGACGGGCAAATCCACCGCAGCCGCTGCCCGAGTAACTCCACGGGTGAAGCGGTCGCGCCCGGCGTAACCGGGCAAATACACACGGACGGTTGGTTTTCTTTTCTACGAAAGGGATTGGCATGAGTGCTGAAACGATTTGTGAGACGTACATGGCCACGATGACGGCTGCCGAATGGTCTGCGGTCGCAGACAACCCGAGGCAGCGCGACACTGTCGGCCGTGCCTCTAAGGCCAAGCATCTCGACACACTTGAGCCGACGCACACCATTGTCAGCATTGCTGAGCTACCCGATGGAAAGCGGTACAAGCTTGATGGCCATACTCGAGCGTACAAATGGCAGGCCGACCCCAAGCTCGCGCCGGCTTTCCCGCTAGACGTTCGTGTCTACGTAGTAGCCGACTTGGCCGAGGTCAAGCGAATCTACATGCACTTCGACGGCAAAGCTGCGGTTGAGACTGCAGCCGACTTGGTGTTCGGCGGCATGCGTGAGGTGAAGATTTCGCCGAAAAGCGAATTTGTTCGCCGATCTCGGTTCGCCGCAGCGCTGACTGCCGCGTACAGCTACGTCTGCGGAGACATCATCAAGGTCACTCACTACGAGCGAGTGCGGTTTTTTCAGAAGCAAATCCGTTCGCTAGACACGTTTGTAGGTGCCACGAAGCGGATGTGCTCGCCCGCGACGTGCGTTTACCTGATGGCTCATCGCAAGCACGGCGACGCTGTCAACGATTTCTTTCAGCGATTCATTAAGGACGAGGGAATCAAGGACGGGCGACGCCGCGACAGCGTGCAGTGGTTCTCGGAACTGATGAGCGAGTACGTCAAGGCTGCTCGCGGAAAAGGCCCGGTGTTCAACCACTACGTCGGGCACGGCCTGCGTTGCGTCGAGATGTGGCTCAACGACAAGTCGTCGATGACGACCAGGCCGGCCGCAGCTGTTGACCCGCACAAGTACGGCGTGGACGAGAAGTAGGCCAAAAACCGCGCCATGGACGGCATGAACGCCCGGTCAGATCGGGCAGCGCGGGCTTCACGGAGGAAAGCATGGGCAGCGAATACGAACTGACGCCGACCGGATTGGTGGTTCACGACGGCTGGACGCCAGAGCTGTGGGAGGCCGCAGGCCATGAAATCGCCCGCTATCAGAAGGGGCTGATGTGGCTGATAGGCGACTGGCTCAACGCTGGCGACCGAGAGGGCTACGTCGAGCGCGGCAAACTTTCCGAGGCTTGCGATCGGTTTGGGATTTCTTACGACCACGCCGCGCAGGCAGTTCGTGTTTCGTCCGCATTTGAAAGTTGTGATCGATCACAACATTTGACGTGGACGCATCATTTTGCGGTCGCCAACCACGACCAGGCCGCAGAGCTCTTGGCGTGGGCCGCAGAGACCGGCGCGACCGTCAAGCAACTTAGGGAGGAGAAGCAGCGCCGCAGCATCGCAGCCGCGCCGGCCGCCACGGAAGCCAGCGGGACGAAGGGCGAAGTTTCCTGGGAGTTCAAGGTCGGCGACTGCCGGAAACTGCCGTACCCAGACAACCACTTTGATCTGGTTTTCTGCTCGCCGCCCTACGAGGCCCAGCGGTCCTACGGAGAACTCGACTTCAACCTGGCTGGCGAGCAGTGGGTGGCGTGGGCGACCGACTGCTACATGGAGTGCCTGCGGGTCTGCAAAGGGCTCGTCGCATGGGTGGTCGAGGGATACACGGACGATTTCGCCTACACGTCAACGCCGTTCCTGCTGCACGCCGACCTGCACCGTCGCGGCGTGAAGATGCGGAAGGTGGTCGTGTACCAGCGCAACGGCATCCCCGGCACCGGCGGCCCCGAATGGCTGCGGAACGATTGGGAGCCGATCATCTGCGGCACCAAGAACGGAAGGCTTCCGTGGGCAGACAACACCGCAATGGGCCAGCCGCCGAAGCAGAACGTTCCTCGAGTGGCGACCAACCGTCACAAGGACGGAAGCAGAAAGTCTGCGATCTACGTCGATCCCGAGGTCTGCAATCCAGGCAACATCATCAGCGGCCTCGTCGGCAGCGGCGGTATGGGCTGGCGGGACGCGACCAGAAACGAAGCGCCGTTCCCTGAGTGGCTTGCGGAGTTTTTCATTTGCAGCTTTTGCCCGCCAGGCGGCACGGTGCTTGATCCGTTCAGCGGATCTGGAACGACCGTGTCTATGGCCGTCAAGCACGGCCGCAACGGCGTCGGCATCGACGCGCGGCAAAGCCAAGTCTGGCTCGGCGAGACGCGGCTCCTGGGGACGACAGTTTCCGAACGTCAGCAAGGGCAAGGAGTTCTCGTATGACTCCGAATGTGATGGAACAAACACAAACAGCGGTAGAGATTCAAGTAAGGCTCTCGAATCACGAGACGCTGGTTGCTTGCTTTGTTGGGCTGATGCGGCAGATAAAGAGCCTTGCGAGGGGATCGAAAGACACGTATGGATTCGACGCCGATGTAAACGACAGCTGGAAGGTTCAAATGAACGGCGCGTGCGCCGAGCAAGCGTTCGCGAAAGCAACCGACAGGCACTGGGATTGCTCTGTTGACGTGTTTGCTAGGCCCGATTTCGCGCCGAACATCGACATCAAAACAAGGCCGTCACACGATTCCCTTTTGATCGTTAGACCTGATGCCCGCGATGAATGGAAGTACGTGCATGTAACCGGCACTCCATTTCGTAGGCACAAAATTCACGGATGGATTTACGGCCGGGACGCAAAGCGGCCCCAGTGGGAGGGGCGACCTGACCCAAAACGCCCGCCTTGTTTTCAAGTTCCCGGCGAAGCTCTGAGAAGCATTGAGGAGATTTGGGAAAATGGCCGGTGAATGGATTCCCCTTGACTGCAACCTTGGCACGAAGCCCGAGGTGCTCGAGCTGGTGGACGAAACCGGGCTGCCTGTTGAGGTGGTCTGCTGGCGTCTCATCCAGTTGTGGTCATGGGCCGTGTTGAACACGGCAGACGGCACGATCCGGGCCACGCCCCGGCGTGTGGCTGCCGTGGCCGGCGGTGACGAAGCGTTCTGGCTCGCTGTTGAGCGGGCTGGCTGGGTGTCGTTTTTGAGCGGCACCCTCACGATTGCCGGCTGGGATAAGCGTTTTTCCAACGCTGCCAAGGCTCGCGCCCTGCACGCCAGACGCCAGGATTCCTACCGGAGACGCCCGCGTGACGGTGGTGCGTCACAGGGGTGTGACGGTGCGGCGTCACCAGAGGAGAGGAGAGGAGAAGAGAAGAGAGAAGAAATACTACCGGCTGCGCCGGTTCCCACGAGCGATCCGGCAAAGCCGTCCCGCTCGCGGGCGAAGCCTGCCGTCTCGTGGACTGCTGACGCAGGGTGGCAGGGCATCACGGACGCCGATCGCCAGGAGTGGGCCGCCGCCTACCCCGGTGCCGTGCTGGACCAGGAGCTCGCCAAGGCGACCGCCTGGCTGCGAGCGAACCCGACACGGGCTGGCCGACGCAACTGGCGACGCTTTGTCGTGGGGTGGCTGCAGCGATGCCAGGACAAGGGCGGCACGAACCGCACCGCCGGCGTCAGGCCAGACGAGAAACCGCCGCCGAAGCGGTGGATCGACGAGTACCAACCAATCCCGTACCGCCGGCCAGCGGAGGCCGTGGCGCTTGCAGCGACGCTCAAACTCAAGGACGAGAACCCATGACCACCACCACCACCGACCGCAAGCCGCTCACCGAACGCCAGCGCGAAATCCTGCGTTGGCTCTCGGCCTACATCGCAGAGCACGGGTTCAGCCCGACGGTGCGCGAGTTGTGCCTGGCGTTCAAATTCGACTCGCCGAACGGTGCGATTTGCCACCTTGTTCCGTTACGAAACAAAGGCTGGATCGAGTGGCACGACGGCAAGGCCCGCACGATTCGCGTGCTCGAGGAGGTGGCCCAATGAACCGCCCCCTCCCCTCATCCACCGTGGCCGATCTGTGCCAGGCCCATTCCTGGGACGACGACATCAACGACGGTGCACGGTTCGCCTTGGAGCACGCCCACAACCACATTCGCCGGCTCATGCGTCGTGCGACGCGGTGTGCTCACCGGGCCGAGCTGCTGGAGGCCGAGAACGAGCAGCTCAAGGCTTACATCGTGGCGATTGGTGCGAACAACGGGGGTGCGACATGACGATTCACGACCTCGTGTGGATTGCGACCGGCGAGATTTTGCTCGCCATCACGTTCTGTGTCGGTGTGTTTACAGGGATAGCTCTCAAGCGAAAGGACTCGTGACATGACTGCGACAAAGGAACGAAAGTCGAAGCGTGCGAGCGGCGAAACCATGAATCGGGCAGACCTGTTGTCTGCGTTGGCTTCAGTAAGCCAAGCGATGTCTGGAGGGCGAAATAAGCCGATCCTGGGCAATGTTCTGTTGCACGACGGATGGCTCACGGGGACTGACCTCGAGATTCGCATTGACTGCCGTATCGAATGGGATGGCGAGCCGTTGTTGCTTCCATACCAGAGGCTTCACGCAATTTTGCGGGAGGTCAAAGACGAACGCATTGAGTTGTTGCCCGAAGGATCGTCCTGCATGGTCAAGGTGAAACGCGGCGAATGGCGTTTGCCCATTGAAGACGCCGCAGAGTTCCCCCTGTGGGAGCCTTCAGGACTTAAGCCGATGCCGATCCTGCCTTCTGATCAGTTTGCACGAGCCGCCGGGAGCGTGCTGTACGCGATAGACAGGGAGTCAAGCCGCTACGCGCTCGGCAGCGTTTGCTTTGAGGTGTCTCGAGAGAAGGGCGAGTGTTGGCTTGTCGCAACAAACGGCCGCAGGCTTTCTGTCGCAGCGATGAAGTTGCCTGGCACGAGAGACGTTGATGACGCTGCACCGCTTGTTCCAGATCGTGCTATGAAAGCCATGCAGGACATCGCCAAGGGATACGGAAAAGACGGATCTGGCGTTGATTTCATGGCGTCTTCACGCGAGATCGTCGCAGCCTTTGAGAACCACCGCGTTGTTGCGCTTCTGGTTGACGGCCGCTTTCCACGGTGGACAGACGTGTTTCCTTCACGCTTGGATACCGACGTTCACCAAATCGATATTGACCTGCTACTGCATGCAACTCGCGCTGCGGCGATCGTGACGACTGAACAAAGCAAAGGCGTCCATTTCAGTTTCAGAGACGGCAAGCTGACTCTTGCCGCCAAAAGCCATGACCTTGGCGAAAGCGAGGTTGAGGTTGAGGTAAACGATTTTGGGCACGCCGGCACAGTCAAGCTTGACCCTGGATTTGTAGAGGACGTACTGAAGGCGCTGAAAAACCTTGACGGCGAGCCGACAGTACAGGTGTCAATTGGCAAACCCGGCGACGCCGTCGTGCTTACGTACGGCGAGGACAGCGAGTACCAATCGGTCATCATGCCCCTGGCTGCGGAGTGACGCCATGCAACGAGCAAGCGTACCGGTGGCCGACCTCTTCCGGCTGTGGGCGGACCCATCGCTCACCCGGATGGAGGTGGCGCGTGAGTTGGGCGTGACGTATCGGAAGCTGACGACTCTGGCGAGCAGGCATCATCTCCCTAAGCGAGACGTTGTCGCCGTGCAGGACGACGACGGTGGACGGCCAGACGATTGGGGCGAGCCCGAGGCCGACGATTCGCTCGACCTGTCACCGTGGGTGCAGGGGCGGATTCGTGAGCTCGGGATTGTCGGCGGCTGCTGGCGGCGTGACGTATGAGCCCGTGGCTAATCGCACTGACCGGCGTGATCTACGTCTGGGTGGCCGGCGACCTGGCGTGGCATGGCAAGACAGGGCTGGCGATTGCCTACGCTGGGTACGCTGCGGCGAACGTCGGGCTGTACATGGCGGCGAAAGGGTAGCCTATTTCTGGCACATTGCTTGACGGGCAATACTCCAGAAATACCGTGACGGAGAACACGGAAGATCAACGGCGGCCACCGCAGGACTCACTATGACACATGACGTAGCAGGGCCGTCCGTTGCATCGCTTGGTTCTAAGCCGCTCACATTCGGGTCGCTTTTCGCAGGCATTGGAGGCTTTGACCTTGGACTTGAACGAGCAGGAATGCGTTGCGAGTGGCAAGTCGAAATCGACCCCTACGCCAGAGCCGTGCTCGCCAAGCACTGGCCCGACGTGCGACGGCACGAAGACGTGCGGACGTTCCCGCCGCAGGAAGGCGAGTGGGGAGTCGATGTCATCTGCGGCGGCTTCCCCTGCCAGGACATCAGCGTCGCCGGAAAGGGTGCCGGACTCGCCGGAGCAAGGTCCGGTCTTTGGTACGAATACGCTCGGATCATTGGCGAGCTACGACCCCGCTACGTCATCGTGGAGAACGTCGCAGCGCTCCTTGCTCGAGGAATGGGAACCGTTCTCGGCGACCTTTCCACGCTCGGGTATGACGCGGAGTGGCACGTTATTCCAGCTTCAGCCGTTGGTGCGCCGCACCGGAGGGAGCGAGTGTGGATTGTGGCGCACGCCGTCAGCAGCCGAGCCGGGAGTGAAAGCCGAGAGGTTGATCAGCAAAGAACCTGGCGGCCAGGCTCGGCACTACGACAAGGAAACGGGCCGGCTGGCGCAGATTGGCTTGAGCCAGCAAGTGCAACTGAGGCAGATGTACCCGACGCCATCGGCCTCGCAGATGCCGTGCGAGGGGACGGTCCGCCTTGCAAGGAAGGCGTGGTTAGACGGGACTGCAACGCTGGAGGAAGCCAATGCGATTGCGGGACGCGATGTGCGGGACAAGCAGGGCAAGGTGCCTGCAATGTGGCCGACTCCGAATGCCGGAAAGGCTGCGAACGAGATGAATCTTCGGTGTTCTGGGGACGGAAGGACGAAGCCAAACAAACTGGGTTGGGCGGTCGCAAAAGCGGACTCAGTTCCGATTGGTGGGCAGCTGAACCCGACGTGGGTCGAGTGGCTCATGGGGTTCCCGCTCGGGTGGACCGTCTGCGATGCCTCGGGAACGCGGTCGTCCCGCAGATCGTCGAAGTCATCGGGCGAGCAATAGTTGAGGCGGCGTAGGCTTAGAACCACTGATTCAACGGACCCGTCTAATCGCGCCCTCGCCGGATAACCCCCCGGAGATTCGCTCCGCAGGGCCGCACGACGATGCGAGCCGCGATTACGCGGCACGATAACGCGGCCACACCCGCTGCAAGGCTGCGTGCCCCTCGTGCCACCATGCACGCATGCGGGCACTTGGGTTTCTCATCCTGTGCTGGGCGTCGTCGGCCTTTGCGGGCACGACCGACGACGCCTTACCGGATGCCCGCTACCTCGCCTACGCCGAGGGGTTCCGGCCGTACACGGCCCGCATCATCGGGTTGCGGACGGACGGCACGACCCCGACGGGATCGTGCGTGCTGATCCACGACCACTGGGCGCTCACGGCGGCACACGTCGTCGAGGACTGGACTCGTGGCATCGTCCACTCGTCGAACGGCATCCGGCGAATCGAAAAAATCTATTCGCACGCTGAGTACCAAAATTGGAACGCCGGGTGGCACGACCTCGCCCTCGTGCGTGTCGCCGAGCCGTTCGGCCTCG